ACCAGGTTCTCGACGGTGGCCGCGTGGGTGGCCGAGGTGTCCCAGGCGCGGATGAAGATGTCGCCCGCGGTGTTGCCGTCGATGGTCTGGGCCGAATGGTCACACACCCCATCAACGGTGATGTCCTGCAAATAGATCGTCGGTTCCCAGTCGAACGGGGCCGGCGGCGTGGTGAAGACGCCGGCGCCAGAGTAGAGCTTGAAACCGCCGACGGTCGACGAGACCGTGTCGGTGGAGACCGTGTGCACATGGATTTTGATGTTGCTGAAGACGGTCCCTGCATCGACCCGGCTCAAGCCGATACCGGCGCAGGTCGTGGACGGCTGGCAGACCGCCGAACCCTTGTCGATCGACCAGACCTCCAGGTCGCGGCTGCCCCGCGAGGTGCCAGTGCCCGTCTTCGAGTCGGTGATCAGGAAGCAGGTGTCGGCGACGTACTCGTCCGCCCAGCGGGCCACACCGAACGCGGCGACCGTCCCGCCGAGGTAGGAGACCCGGTGCACGCCCGTGACGTCGATGTCGAAACGCACACCCTCAGCCAGGTAATGGGCCTGCGGGTAACCGACCATCGTTCCGCGGATCCGGGTGTCGAAGTTCTTGTTGTAGCCTTCGCTTTCCGCCGCATAGCCGCCTGACTGCACCCCGTACCGGGCGTTCGTGAGTTTCGCGTCGACCACGACACCGTCACAGCCGTTCTTTGCCCGCACGAAGGTGGCCCCGACGAAGCCGTGATTAGTCAGCGGGCTGGCGATGGCCGGACCGTAGTACTCGACCCCGGTGACCGTCGTGTTGACGCACCCGTCCAATTCGAAGATCGGCGTGTACGGGTTGAATGGCGACACCGTGTAGGTGGAGGTGTCACACAGCCGCGCCCCGGCACCCCTGACGGTCACGCCCCGCGCGCCAGCCCACGACAGGAACGCGGTGCCCTCGGTCATTTGGATCCGGTACGACTTCGACCCGAACCACAGGTTCTTCGCCCCGGCGGTGACCAGCGCGCGGATCGCTGCGGTGTCGTTGGTGGCCACGGTGGTCAGGCCGACGTCGGCATACCAGATGCCGCCGGACAGGTAGTTGGCGTTGCCGACCGCATAGTCCTCGACGTTGACGACCAGCGCGTCCTTGGGAACCTTCGCGGCCAGCGCTGCGGTGAGCCCGGAGATCTTCGACTGGGCGATGGCGGCCGATCCGGAGACGTCCCCGTCGACGATCGTCCCGTCGAGAATTTTCGCCGAGGTGACCGCGCCCGCGGCGATGGCAGGAGCAGCCGCAGTACCGGTCAGGTCGCCGGCGAGTTGCACAACGCCGAGCGAACCGGAGGTGGCCTGCGCCAGTCTTCCCGCTGGCACCGTGCCCGTCGTGATCTGCGAGCCGTCCAGAGTCAGCTCATCCGTGCCGCCGTCTGCGTGCGACACGGCATGCGCGGTCGGCGTGCGGGCGTCACTGAGACGGGAATCGTCGCCCTGCGCTGCCGTCCCGGCTGCGCTGCCGAACGACACGGCGAAGGTCCGGTTCGCGGACAGGTCGCCGCCGCCGGTCAGGCCGGTCCCTGCGGTGAGGATGCGGGTGGTCGGAACGATCCCGCCGGACGAGCCGGACTCCAGGCTGGTGACCCGCGCGTCCACCGCGTCGATGCGGGAGTTGTAGTCGGCGTCCACCGCCGACACGACCCCGTTGATGACGGCGTACAACCTGTCGGCACCGGCCGCCGGGCCCCAATAGTCGGGCTGCTCGCCGTAGGCGTTCAGGGTGATTGACACGCGTCCGTCGGTGCCCGGCGCGATCAGCGCGCCCTTGACCCCGTCGGCGTCGTAGTAGACCTCTGCGGGGACGGTCAGGGCGCTGTCGGAGTACAGGTAGGCGGTCACCCCGACGGCAGGCTTGCCGGAGGGCAGAACAACGAGACGCGTACCGGTATCCGGGAACTTCAACGAGGCCACTTCCGCACCCCCAGCGCTGATCGGGCCGCTGTCAAGCGGGTGCGAGTGTCGTGACGGTGCCGCTGCTGCCGACGAACTTCAAGGCCCCACCCTGTGCAAAAAGGATGCCACCTGCGGTGGGTGTCGCAGGTGGTGCGCCCTGGTCCGCCAGGAACACACTGTCGTCGGTGCCGAGCACGTTGGCGGCCTTGCGGTACAGGTTGACGTCCCGTGCTGCCGCGCCGGAGCCCCACGCCATCTTCCCGGAGGCATCGACGTCGAACCGTTCGGTGGTGTCTGCGGCAAGTTTCGACCGGTGGACGCTGGATGTACCGGTGGCACGGACCTGCGTCCAAGCCGGCGGGCGTATCTCGCTCTGCGCGTACTCGTCGACGAGGTGATTGTCGGTGCTGCCGCTGTTGTCGACGAACGCCGGGTCGCTGGCGCCGGACACGCCACCGCCGAGGTGCACATAGGTGCGGGAGACGCCCGCGGCTAGCGTGACGTTCTTCCCTTTGTAGTTCTTTGTGCCGACGATGACGTTGCGGGACTGGCGTACATCGACGCCGGTGTCGATGTAGTTGCTTTCGCCGTTGTCGCCGGGAATGTCGCCGAGGAGCAGGTTCGCGCCGAAGTCCTGCGCTGCGGGTGGCGTCAGCCGGATGAAACTGGTGCCGCTTCCGGCGGCGCCGGCTTCCATCCGGCAGTCGTGCCAGGAGAAGTCGCGGATCGTGGATAGGTTCGCGGCATGGTTGAAGATCGTTCCGCCTGCGGGTGGGTGGAGGAACTCGAACCACCACGCGTCGAACAGGTTGCCGTACGCCGGGTACGTGACGTTTCCCTCGACCACGACGGCGCCGGACACGCCGACGTCAGCGGAGGCCAGCAGGCTGCGAAGCCCGATGCCTCGGAACCGGTTGCCGTTGCATTCGTTGGCGTAGAACCAGGGGACGTTGTTGATTTTCGCGCCGACCGGACCGGACAGGACGATGCGTTCCAAGTCGGACAGGTAGAAGGCGTCGCCGGGGCTGGGAGCCAAGTTGATGCACGGGCCGCCGGTGCCGAGGATCGCCAGGTCGTGCAGATGCACCGACGACAGGGAACCTGCCTTGATGCCCGCGTTGGCTTTTGTCGCGTCTGCGAGACCTGAGCCTTTGATGACCAGGTGTGACAGCGGTTCGACCTTGCCTTGGAAGTTCGTCGGATCGCCGTAGCCGGTCAGGTCGACGACGGGCCCCGACTGTGTCGACGCGATGATGGCACTTCCGGCGACGGTGGTCCCGGTGACGCCCGCGCCTCGGCCTTTGATCTGGGCCGACCGGCCCGACATGGACAGGCCGCCCAGGACGTCGATGGTGACGCCGGCCGGGATGATGACATGCGTCCACTTGCCGAGCGTTTCCGCGGCGTCGAGGGCGTTGATGAAGGCGGAGCGTGTACCGGCAGTCCCGAAGAACGGGTCGTTGGCGAGGACTTCCCGGACACCACTGGACGCGGCGTACAGCCGCCCGATCAGCCCGGCAGCGGTCTTTGGCTCCGTGATCGCACCGGGAGCGACGGTGGGTGAGGTGGCTGTTCCGGTCAGGTCGCCGGCGAGTTGGACAACACCGACTGCGCCTGCGGTGGCGGCCGACACGCCCAGAATCCGGTTCGCGCTAAGGTCTCCGCCGCCGGACAGCGGGGCGGTCGTGGAAACCGTACGGGTCGCCGGTGTGGCGGCGGCCGAACCGCCGGGCTCCAGCGCCGCCGTCCGGATCTCGACAGCGTCGATGCGGCTGTTGTAGTCCGCATCGACGCCGGATACGACGCCGTTGACAACGAGGTACAGCCTGTCGGTGCCGTCGGTGGGGCCCCAATAGTCTGGTTGTTCCCCGTAGGCGTTCAAGGTGATCGGCACTCCGCCGATGGCGAGCGCCGCGATGCGGTCACCCTTGGTCCCGTTGGCGTCGTAGTAGACCTCGGCCGGGATCGTGAGTGTTTTGTCCGCGTAGAGGTAGCCGACCACCCCTATGGCGGGCTTGCCGCTGGGGAGGACGACGAGGCGGGTGCCGGTGTCAGGGAACTTCAGCGACGCCACGCTCCGCCTCCCCTGGTCGAGGTCAGCTGAGTGCGACCCACCAGCGCAGCACTGATGCGGTCTGGGTGCCGATCGTTCCCGGGGCTGTTGTGGTCAGGCCGTTGTTCCCGACCGACGCGTTGTAGGTGCCGGAGACTTGCCCGAAGTCCACCTGACCGGCGACCGCGCCCAGGCCGCCGCGTAGCAGCGTCGGCGGGGTCGTGCCGTTGTACCAGAGGCCGACGTAGTAGTCGCCTGCGCCGAGCGTGTACGGGCCCCCGGCGAGTGTCATCGTTCGCACACCGGTCGACGCCCAGTTGGTTGATTGGTCTCCGGTTTGGGCGACGAGGGTGCCTGCTGCGGTGTAGAGCGCGCCAAAACATTGGTTCGCTGTCAGCCCGGAGCCGGCCGTGGTCACGCACACGTGCAGGTTGGTGGCCGAGCAGGGAGGTACTCGCCGCAGGCGTGACAGGCGCAGGTATCCGGCGGCGACCTCGACGGACAGCAGTGAGGTGTCCCGGGTGAAGTCCAGTGGTGCCGACCATGCGATGAGTCCGTGGTCGGCGGGAAGGTGCGTGAGGTTCAGTCGTGTGTCGTCCCCGGCCGTGAAGGTTCCCGCTGTCGTCCCTGCCGGCTGCCCGAGCAGCGTGTACCCGCTCACAGGCCGGTCACCATGACGGTGGGGGTGCCCGCTGACCGCATCCGCACGGTCGAGACGGCGCCGGAGGTTTCATCGGCGACGTCGACCGCGCAGAGGGCGGCCGGGATGGCATGGTTGCCGTCCTGCGACGACGCAACGGCCGGGACCGCCGTGTTCTTGGCGTTGAAGTAGATGACCGCCGGGTTGGCGATCACGACAACCCGCACCTTGGCGTAGTTCTGCGTCAAGGTGAAGACTTTTTCGGTGTCGGCGACCAGTGTGAAGTGCTGCGGATCGGGCACGGATCAGCTCCTTCGGGCAGCGGAAGAGGGCCGCCCAAAGCGGCGAAGGGAAAGGTGAGGGGCCGGCGCATCTCCGGACGCCGGCCCCTGCGTGTCAGGACTTCTGCTGGTCGGCGAGAGCCCGGAGCTCCGCCTTCTCCACGTCCTTGATCGAGTCATAGTCGGAGCCCTTCGACACCAGGAACTCCACCCACACCTCTTGCGACGCCCGGCCGTCGGGGGCCGAACCGTCCGCGGGCAGCTTCGCCCGCGCCGCAGCCCGCTTCTCCGTCAGGTCCGCGTCGGCCTGAGCCTTCGCGGCAGCCTCCTGCTCGGCGGCCAGCTGCTCCGGCGACTTCGCCACCGGCGTGGAGGTGATGTTCGCCGGGACCTCGATGCCGTAGGCGCCTGCAGGAACGCCGGACGCGTCGACGCCGCCGGTCTCGTCGGCACCGACCTGCGCCACGAAACCCAGGTCGAGCAGCCGCGGCAACTCCGGGGCGTCGGCGGGCACCATCGCACCCTTGAGGAGCAGGTTGGTTGCCCGGCCGGTCGGCCCGGTGAGGGTGACGTGGGCGCATTCGGCGACCACCTGGAAGTGGCCGGCCATCAGCCGAGGCTTCCAGTGCCGGTGATCTTGATACCGGCTGCGGGCTCCAGCACGATCGGGACAGTGATCCGGCGGGCCCAGATGTCCCACGCGTCGCGCTTGGCGACCCGCTCGTTCTGGAACTGCAGGTTGTTGTCCATGGTCGCGTAGCCCGGGTCCGCCTCGGTCTCGTCGGCCATCCCGCCGAGTTCGTTGCGGTCGAACACCCAAAGATCATCCGAGGGGAGGTTGCTCGCCGCGGTCGCGATGATCTGGTACTTGCCCAGCGATTCGATCTCCCCGCCGTAGATCGGGTTGTCGCTGGTCTCGCGCCGCCGCAGCGACGCGATCGCCGGGTCGGTCACCAGCAGCGCGTACTTCGTCGTCGACATCAGGACCGTGTCGGGCACGAACCCCTGGTTCACGTCCACGATCTTCGCGGCGGCCAGCTCGACGTCACGGAACAGGGCCGCGCTGGCGTTGTTCCACGCCGCCGTCGCCGCGATCGTGTTCGTGACGGCCGAACCGACCGCCGTCGTGGTCAGCCGGTCCACCTTCGTGATGACGGTGTTCGCCGTCTTACGCAGGGTCCGGTTCAGTTCGTCGCCCATGTAGATCGAGCGCTTCAGCTTCTCGTCGGTCAGCTGCACAGCCTGGCCCCACTTGGAGACCTTCGCCAGCGCAGCGGTGCCGTCCGCCGGGGTGTCGCGCGGGTACTCGGCGCCGGGCGCGACACTCTCGATGGCCCGCGAGTTCACGATCGGCTCGCCGGTTTCGTAGGCGAACGCGCCGCCTGAGGACCGCAGCCGCTGGGTGAGGATCCGGTCCGCGACGAACCGCAGCTCCGCGATGGTGCGCAGCCGCCGCTGCAGGTAGGTGGGATTCTGCAGGAGGCGGTGGATGGTGAGCAGGTCACCGGACAGCGTCGGGGCTGCCGGAGGGTATGCACCGGGCACGGTGAGTTCCTTTCACGCTGCCCGGCATGCGGGCACGACGAAAAGGCCCAGCACGCTTGGCGTGGGGCCTGAAGTTGAGAGGGGGTTGTAGGGCGCC